AACTTGTGGGCACTGGTGCCAAGAAAGCAGCGGAAAGCTTAAGTGATTTTATTAGTGGAAAATCTGGTGACAGACTCCAAACTGCACTCATTGTTAAGGATCTTGCTGGCAACAAGGGCAACATGAAGGCAATTCTCAATAATGATTTTAAATCAGAGAATATTACTGATGTATATAAGTACTTACTAGGAGAAGGCAAGGCGCTCAATGGGAGTGTAGACGTAGTTGAGGATTTTTTGAGGCCAGAAAGCAAGAAGATTGGACTCAATTCCCTTGGACGAAACACTGAAGAGCTTCAGCAAAGAACTAGTCAACTTAAAGAGCTAACCGGCGAAAAGATTAGAAAGAATCTACAAGATTCGACTTTGACGATAAATCAAAAAGAAGTCGAAGGCATTATGAGTAATGCAAAAAAACAGATTGACTTGCTAGATCAAGCAGAAAGAAGAAAAGCACAATCTTTCATAGATTCATATAAAGATAAATATGACCGAGTGATCGTAGATGAAATAGAGCAATCCATTCCAAATAAGAAGTTTGGAAAGCTGTTTAAAGAAATTTCAAGTGGCAATGAGGCAATAGATTCTTTACAGCAAAGACTTAATGATCTTCCAGAGTTTTTAGAAACAAATGCACTAACTCTTAGTAAGCAGGATGATTTTCTAGTCGCTGACATAAGTAAAAGACTAGAGGAAGCTAAGAAATATCAAAAAGAAACCTTGAGTCATGCCTTGTTGCTGGATCCGGCGGCCACAGGTTTTAATGAAGCTGACAAGGTTGCAATGGCCAAGTTTAAGGCCGCAAATGATCACTTATCAGGAGTTCAAAAAGAATTTGAAAAGCTTCAAAAATCTATAATTAAAGGGCATGGTCCGGAGCTTGCTACAAATCCAGAGTTCATGGAATTAAGCGAACAAGTCGGAAAGTTAAAATCTAAAAATGAAGGCCTTTATAAGGCAATTGAGAATGAACCCGAGTTCTTTAGTGAGATTAAAAGAACTCCACGCATTGAAAAGAGAGAGTTTAGCCTTGAGGACTTGTGGAGTGATAGAAAGTTTCTAGATGGGAAAATTTACCGCGACTCATTTAAAGAAGCTCCCAACTCTCCCTATATAGACTTCTTAAAGGGAACTAGACAGAAGATCGAAGACTCCATAGAGGCTAAGCTGGCTCAAGAAAGTCCAGCGATGTTTAGTGATTATAAAAACGCTAAAAGAATTTATTCCGGTGCAAGTGACGTAGATACTCTTTTGAAAAACAAATTAGGTATGCAGTCGAATAATTATTTCAGCTTAACTGATACGCTTAGTGGTGGAGCTGGGGCAATTGGCGGGACACTTATGGGTGGCCCTATAGGGGGCCTAGTCGGTACAGCGGCGGGAGCTGCGGGGAGAAAGGCTGTTAGAGAGTATGGCGACAGAGCTGCCCTTGTAATGATCTCGAAGTTAGAGAATAGGGCAGGGGCCTTAACTAAGGCCGTCGATGATTCAATTTCTGGAATGATGAACTCTTCTCGCAAGGGCGGAACTATCTCGACCATTATCGGTAGCGGAAATAAAGAAAAATCATACGATTCAAAAGTAAAAGAACTTGAAGAGCAGCAGTTAAGAATTGAAGAAATCAAAGAAGGGATTAATCAATCACTCGGTGAAATGGGTGCTGCGGCACCGGAAACGGCAATGCAGCTTAGAGATAAAACCCTAAATGCTATGGATTTCTTGAGCTCAAAACTTCCAAAAACTGCAGAGAATAACTCTTTAGTTGAATACAGAGTTCCAGAGTCGGAGATTGATAAGTTTAACCGTTATGCGACCGCTGTTGAAGATCCAAATACAATTATGAAAAACCTTAAGGGTGGATACATTAGCCCTGAAGAAGTGGAAGTCTTGAAGAAAGTCTATCCAGAAATTCACATGAAGCTTAAGACTAAAGCGCTCGACCTTTTGGCAACTAAAGGCAAGGGCAAAGATATGAACTATCAGTTAAGATTACAGCTTCAAAAGTTGCTCGATACGAAGTCAGATGTTAACCTATATCCATCAAGCATCAAAATGCTTCAGCAAACATTTCAACCCGCAAATCAAGCTCAACAGCAACAATCACAATACCCCGCAAAACTACCAGGCTCACGCGCTAGAGGAATAAACCTAGGCGGAAATGCAAGCTCTGGACTTGAATCAACACTTAGAAGAAGAAATTCTTAACCGTAAATAAAACACTCCCGTAAATCAAACTGCGCTCACAAGGCGTTTATACTCACGAGGGGTTTATGGGAAGAAAGAATCAAATAAGGCCTTTTCTGTTGATTCAGAATGGCGGCCTAGATCAAGCAAATATCGACGGGAAAGAAACAGTCGTTGCTCAAACGGATGTTGTAAATATTCTAGCAGTATGGACAGGTGGACAAGCGACAAGCGGCAATCTTATTGTTGAAGTTTGGTCAAGTGATGCGACCGGATGGGTGGCCCTTGATTTCGGAGCAACTATCTCGCTAGATACTGCAAGCTCAAATCATCAATTAATTATCCAACAAGTTTCTTTTGAGAAAGTCAGAGTGAAATATTCTCGCACCAATGGCTCTGCTTCTGGAACTTTAAATGTTGCAATCTTTGCAACAACGGTAGGTGCATAATGGCAGTTTATATTTGGCCACCACAATCAGTTACAACTCTTCCTCCAGTGGGAGGAGCAAGTGCTGCAAATCAATTAATTGAAATTCAAGAACTACAAGACATCAATACAGACACATCGGACATTGCGGACTCTGTCGCATCTATCGACGTAAAGACACCTGCGCTAGTTGGCGGAAAGGTTCCCGTCGATACAGGCCTAACTCCTGGCCTTACGGATGCAGAACTTAGAGCGACACCGGTTCCAATTTCAGGAACAGTTACCACAAATGCCGGGACTAACTTAAACACTTCTGCACTTTCACTTGAGGCGACTCAATTGCTTGTTAAGGCCGCAATTGATTTAATCAACGGCAAAACTCCTGCTCTTGGACAAGCGTTAGATGCGGCATCTGTTCCTGTTGTTTTAACAGCAACACAGATTGCAACACTAACTCCTCCAGCGGCCATTACGGGATTCGCTACTTCTGCTCGTCAGGATCTTCAGACAGCTTCTCTGACTTCAATTGATGGGAAACTTGCTGGAACACTTACAGTAACTCAAGCGGCTCCAGCGGTTACACAAACTGATGATACTCAAAACACAGACTCAATAACACAGGTGTTATTTACGAAGCCAGCTGGAGCTAAAAACATGGTTATTTTCAACAATGCAGGTGCGTCGGTAGCGAACAGAATTAGATTTGGAGCTGCGCCTTCGTTTGCTTCATCTGGAACGGGTGCTCTTTTGGGAGTTGGTAGCTCAACTGCACTTCTTCCGGCCTCTGCCTTTTCTGTCATTGCTGAAAACACTGACTCAAATGCAAACGTGACAGTTATTTGGTTTTACTAAGGAATTAAATATGAAAAAGTTTTTATTATCATTTTTATTGGCGACGAGTGTTTTTGCTCAAGGTGATCCACCTCCATACGTTAAAGGACAAAGCGCATCTGGATTAGGAAATCTTGGATCAACGATTCAGGTTCCAAAAAATCAATCTACAAAATTAAATTCTTATCAAGCAAGAATTGAAACTGGAAACCCAAACGAGCTAAGAAACCCTTCGTTTGAGGGATCACCTTATAACTCGGGTTGGACTTGCCCTACAGGAACAATCTCTCAAGCTGTAGGCCCTGATGGGTTTAAAGCGCTTGGAATAGTTTCATCAGGCGCAGGATTTGAATGTAACCAAACCTTCACATCAACAGCAGACCTAAAGGGAACGCTTGCTAGATTCTTTGCGAGAGTTAAGACTTCAGCTCCAAATACTTTTGTATGTGGACTAGATGGAGGATCAGCAGCAGGAAATAGAGTTAATTGCCAAAAAGTAAGCTTAACTAACGCAGATAAAGTTTTCTCTGAGACTTCTGGATTCTTTAACTATGGAAACATGGTTTACGGGATTGCAATTTACTCAACAGACACGGCGGCATTTCCTACTGTGATTGATGATGTCTCAATGGGCGCTGCTGGGTTAACGACTACGACGATCGGTAGTGATATTACTAACTGGGAATCATACACGCCAATTATCTCTAACCTAGGCACAGGAGGAGTCGCAAGCTCTTACGGAAAGTGGAGAAGAGTTGGAGACTCAATAGAGATATTGTATAACTGGACAAAAGATGCCTCTGGTGGAAGTGGAGCTAGTGGTATCGCAGTATCTCTTCCAAGTGGCATTATTGCAGACGGATCAAAAGTCCCTAATGGTGGAAACATAATGACCGGAGAGGCATACTCCAGTTTAACGATACCACTAATTCAAATTGTAGAGGTTTCACAAAGCACTCTACAATTAATCAACAGCAGTACTGCGTCCGCGGTTTTAGGCTCTTCGGCTTCCGCAGGATCAAACTGGAGAGGGTATGCAAAAGTACCTGTACAGGGATGGAGTGCGTATAGTACGTCTGCGATTCTTTCGAGCAATGCGGATACTAATTGGACGAACTTTACACCTACAGGTGGATGGACAACCAACACAACTTACACAGGAAAGTATAAGTACGTTGGAGACTCAGCAGTTATTCAATTAAAGGTAGCGACTTCTGGTGCACCAGGAGGGAATACAGCTTTAAGTATGGATATGCCTGCACTAATTGGAGTAATTGATACTGCTAAACTTGTAGGTCAGAATGTAACTACTAATTCAGGTAATTTAATAGATACAGGAAGCGCAACGTATGACGTTCGCGCAATTGCACCTAATAATAATATAATTACGTTTTACTCAAGCGTGTCGAACATATCAAAGACCTATCCAATGACATGGACTGCTGGCGACTACATGGAAGTCACTTTCACGGTGCCTATCGTGGGGAGAACTCAATCACCACTCGCAATCATTCCACTATATTCTCCTTTAGTACACGCAAGAGCTTTTGCAGGATCGAATGTTTCAGTAACCAGCGCAGTTATCCCAATGTTAAATATCGTAGAAGATGCAACGGGGATTTTTTCAAACGCAGCTACTCTTATTACAGCAACTATAAAACAGGCGGGTCTATACAATATTTGTTTTTACGTATCTACAGATGTCTCAAATAATGTTGGGATAGTTATATCAGGTACAATCTATCAATTTGATAACTTTGGAACAAATGCAAGAGGAGGTGGTTGCTGGGTTCAGCGATTGGCCGCGGGCAATACTGTCCGTCCATACCTGCCTACGTCGGGAACTATGTACGGAGGCGTTGACGATAACGGTTTTTCAGTAACAAGACTAGGCGACTAAATGATTTACGAACAAGATGAAAAACTGAGACGAGAGTTTGAATCAAATAAAAAGTTGTTCCCTTCGCACCCAATGGACGAGGGGGATATTTATAAAAGGAAGAGATTTAACAGGAACGAAAAAGGAGAATACACATGGTCTGATATTCGTCGAGATTGGACAGTGTTCAAAGAAGCAAGGAAGAGCGTCGATGATTTACGAACGTGAAATTCTGAAAGGGGTTTTATTGGTAGTTCTGATTACTGGATGCTCTCAGAGTACCCAGCAAGAAATTAAACCAGTGATGCCTACAGATATAGTTAAAAACAAGGAATAAAAATGAAGCTACTAATCTTAATCATTGCCACTTTTTTTCTACAAGCATGTTCACATGCACCAATGAAAAACTGCGAAGAACGTGAGGGTATTTTCTTTAACTGTGAAGATATTTAGGAGTGTTTTAAATGTGGCAAGCAATAAAAAACTGGATTAAAAACAAGCTAACTCCTGCCAAGTCATCGAAACCAGTTGCTGTAAAACCAGCGCCAGAAGTTATTAAGCCAACTGAGCCGATTCCAGAAATTCCAACTTCAAACGATGAAGACTTGATGGCGATTCAGATTCGTCCAGGTTCAGTAACCGAACTTAAAAGCGTCTGCAACATTATCAAAATCAATAAAGCTGAATATCTTTTTGTTCAAGAACAAACAGGCGTTCCATGGGACGTAATCGCTGGATGCCATTACAGAGAGTCATCACTTGATTTCAGAGGCGTACTTCATAACGGAGAAAAGATTCTAGGAACTGGCAGAAAAACAAAACTTGTTCCCGCTGGACGTGGCCCATTCTTGACATGGAAAGAAGCGGCGGTCGACGCCATGATGATTGAAAAAGCAAAGTTCCCTAAGAAATGGGATCTTGCTGGAAAGCTTGATTTCGCAGAAAAATACAACGGCCTTGGATACAGAAAGAAAGGGATTCCTTCTCCGTATGTTTATGCTGGAACGACAAAATACACATCCGGGCTTTACGTAGCAGACGGAAAATTCAGTAGCTCTAAAGTTGATCAGCGCCTAGGTGTCGCGGCGATCATTAAGGGCCTAGCATCTTAGACCAGGAGGGTTTATGGGCAGCTTTTTTTCATGGACGAAAGGGATCTATTTCTTATGTGCGATGGCCGGAATTATCGCTTGGAAAATGATCAAGGTCGACAACTTAGAAGCCAAACAAGCAGGCTTTGAAAGTATTCAAATGAGATATGAAACGAGATTAGATGGATACGACAGAGAGCTCGAAAACGTAAGAATTATATCAACAGTCAGCGAGAAGCGACTTGAGGATATTCAAAAAGACACAAGAGAGATTAAGCAATTACTGCTTAATAAAAAATAAAGGGAGTTTATCATGGACGTTAAATTAATCGGAAAAGAGTTACTTGGATGTATTGATCTAGAAAAAGCATCAGATGTTGTTATTGATTCAATCGTAGCTGAGATCAACAAGATCGCTGCTGATTCTTCAAACAAGTTTGACGATGCTGCTGCTGGTATTTTACTTCCAATCCTAGTGCCTCAACTTAAAGATTTAGTTAAAAAGCAAATTGCTAAAATCTAATTTTGAAACACTCAGAAAACGTAGAGTCTATTAAGCAAGCGAGTGTGATTCTGATAAAGCAGGCCCTTTTAGGGATATTTATCAAATGGATTCCCGCGCTTGCTTCTGGGCCATTTAATTATGTTGCGATAAAGCTTGCAACAAAGATCGCTGAAGAGCTCGCCGAAAGAGGCGAGATGATGATTTTCTTTAAGCACATCGACTTCAGAACGAACAATCAAGGCAAAGATTTTGTCGCCGCAATGATCAAGAATCATATCGCTCAACAAACAGGTTCAGAAAATGATAAGAAACAAGCTGAAGAAGAGCTCATTAACACTAGCAATATTTTCATCACTCTTTCTAAGTAGCTGTGCGAGTGTTCCGGACGTTCCGCTTTGTGCGGAAATTAGTCTTTCAAAAGGAACTTGCACTTATACAGTTTCAAGTAAAAACATAATTGTTGACGACGACAATCTTCTTGATGGCCAAACATGGTTTGACCTGCGAGCAAAGGCCCTAACCGTTCCAGCAGAGTCATGGGCAAAACTTAAGGCCTTCCTGGTTAAGCAATGTAAAAAGCATAAGTGCGATGTTGATATTTCATCGTGGGATAGAGATATCTCCAGGAATTAATCTCTATCTTTATAGTAATTAAACTTTTGAATATCTAGTTCACGACTTATGCACATCTGCTTATTGAAGCTTGCGTTTTGAATTGCAGCTTGGCCACCCATTCCGATCAAAAAAGCTGTTCCTGCACCGACTGAGCATTTTTTTTCTGCTCTACACAGGGAAACTGGCTCTTCTGCAACGTCTCTACAAGGGGGCGCTGATGCACATGAGCAGGCAATGACCATAACGATTAAAAGATTAATTTTCTTCATATTTTACACTCATTAATTTTCTGATCCCATTCTTCATTTTCGCAATAGTCGCAAGTTTTTTTGCAATCGCTATTTGCATCACTGCACTTAATCAGTGCTTGCCGAATAAGCCTGCTTCTATTTGACTCATTTTGACCACTCCCGAGAGTGTAAGCAGCCGTCTGGCAGGCCTCTAAGTCACGAGAGCAATTCTCACTGCAAGTATCTTTATTTGACTTGCTTAGCGCCTCGACAGAGCTAGGCGAAGTTAGGGCCACAGACGCAGGAGTCTCTATTTTTGATTTTCCACAAGAGGTAAGTAAGGCCATGATTATGATTATTTTTCTCATGACCCATTTGTCGGGAAATCTTGATCAATACTTTAGTCAATTTTTATTTTGTAAGTACGATTGTGCTTTACTTGATCTTTTTTAGGAGTGCTTCCAGGTCTTTAACTATTTCTGCTTTACTGATAGTGGGAGGAGTGCTGGCCTTATCTATGTCGGGGTCATGAAAAAGGGCGGTGGATCTTATGCTGTAAAATTCAGCGAGTTTTTCTAGGTAAGTACTTCCTGGCCACGAAGCGCCTGTTTCCCATTGGTTATATGTGCTTTTATTTATTCCTAGTTTTTCCGTGAGTTCAACTTGGGATAGGCCTCGACTAGTTCTTAATGAGGTTAAGTTATTAGCCAATATTTGCCTAATTAATTCCATGCACTTACATCCATTGCAGTGAATATATTACATTGCACTAATTCATTTAAGATGAATAATTGACTTTTGTTCATTTTAACCATATATTCTTATCATGACGACTAACAAAACAAATTCAAACGCTCTCTATATTTGGATCGCTGAAAACGGCGACACAAAGGCAAGGCAGCTAATAAAGCAAGAATGCAAACTATGCTCCGCTACTCTCAGTAGAATACTCGGAGGGCACGTACCCAGGTTCGAGACTCGTTACCGTATTTACAAGCTCACAGGTGTCAAACTTAGCGGGGAAGACGACTTCCCTGATTTGAGTAAAGTACAAGCTAGCTAGCTCGAAAACTAACACAGTCCTTATTGATGTCAAGCACAAATTAGTGCTTCGGGATTTCTTATACCTTTTTGGAGTGATTTATGGCCAAGGAAACGATGTCAGAAAGAAATTCAAACCCAGAGTACTTCGAAGTGATCGAATGTGAAGCTGAAGGATGCAAGTCAACTCATGGGTTACTGAAGCACAGATACTCAGAAACCTATATGTGTTTGGATTGTGTCAATGCGCTGGCAACGAAGATCAGAGAAGAGAAAGAACGCGAAGACGAAGAGCTGTTTGGTAACGAGGGTTATTACACAGAGATGTCTTATAACCAACTTTTACAAGAGAGAAACGCATGATCGCTGAAATTAAAAAAGAATTTTCCCCAACACAGAACATGTTTTTTTATTACATATACATCAACGGTATCTTCGCAAGAGCAGAAATAACATTAGATGAAGCTAAGTTAAAGCTAGAAAAGATTAAAGATAACTTTCTTAATCCTAAAGAGCCTGAAGTGATTCACACGGAGGAATTTTAACATGAGCGATTTAATAACTGAGAGGGAAGCATAATGAAAAAATCTAGCAAAAAACAAGAAGTAACTCCTGAAGTCCCTACTGAGCTTAAGCTCGCAATAAATAAAGCAGCACAAGAATATATGAAAAACTCTTTTCAGCAGGAAGTCGAAGGTTGGGATAAGTGGTGGGCATACTGCAGGCCCTCACATCGCCACATAGGATCGCTGACAAAAATTACATTTGAAGTTGGAAAAAAAGAAGTCACTGAAGCTGAGCTGCTAGAAAAAATAAAAGCAAACATTACAAAAAGGCTTATTGAAGGTGAGTCACATTTCACATCAGGGTTTAGGTCATTTAGTGAAAACGATGCTTTTTATCAAATAGAGCAAGATAGAGAATATTTGGTTAATAAGATTTTAGACTCTAGTGAGCTTTTGTCAGAGTTGGAAAAATATACAGAGTCTCCAGCTATAAATGAACTGTTTCAGCGCACCAAGGATTACCAACATAATCTTTTGGCACATGATGCATTAAGAGAATCCATTCATCAGTTTTCTAAAAACAATAGAGGTCAACATGGAAACATCTAAGAATCTTTATCAGAGAATTAACCAAGTCATGCTGGAAGTTGAGGGCGTTGAGAAAGGTATCACGATTGAGTTTGCTACAGGGAAAACCTATAGCGCCGTTTCTCATGATGACGTTACAAAACTTCTCCATAAGCCAATTGCGAACGCTGGAATTGTATTACAGACCAGTGTCGTAGAATCCAAAATGGATATTGGTGAAAAAGAAAAAGAATACAAGGGAATTAAGCAAGTTTCTAAAGAATACATGGCAAGCGTAACTGTCGAGATTACGGCAATCAATATGGACAAACCAGAAGAGCGCCTGAGTGTAAGAATGCCAGCAATAGCATTTGATAATAGCGATAAGGCCTTTGGTAAAGCAATCTCAATGGCCACAAAGACAGGCCTATTAAAACTCTTCATGTTGGAATCTTTTGATGATGAAGAAAAAAGAGACAAAGATTCTAAAAAGCCACTTATTGAAAATAAAAATAGTAATTCAAAAGTTTCTGCGCCTCAAAAGCAAATTGAAGGAATCGGGAACTATGTGGCCAAGGTTGGAAAGTTTAAGGGTAAAAAATTAGGTGAGATTGATGCGAAGGAATTAACCGATTATTGCAAGTACATGAAGACGAATAATCCAGAAATGGACGGGCCCGTAAAAGAGTTTATCGACAAAGCGCGAGAATACGTAGCAGGAGCAAACTAATGGAAGCATTAAATATTGTTAAATCTGAACAAGGTTCACCAGAGTGGTTTTCAGCAAAACTTGGGGTTATCTCAGCTTCAAATATTAAAAACGTATTGGCGAAAAAAGGCACCGAGGCCCGTGCTGGTTATATTTCAGAGCTTGTTGCCCAGATTGCGACAGGTGAAATGCCTGAAGTAAATGCTCGTGCACTTGAATGGGGTAGATTCCAAGAAGAAAACGCACGCTCTGCTTACGAGTTTGCTGCTGATGTCGAAGTAATACAGATTGGATTTATCTACGGACTTGATAAGCGTATAGGTTGCAGTCCAGACGGAATTATTAACGGCAAAAAGAAAGGCGTTGAAATCAAGTGTCCTTTTACATCGAAAGTGCACGTTGATTTTTTAGCAATGGATAAAATTAAGCTTGATTATATTTACCAAGTGCAATTCTCAATGTGGGTTGCGGATTTCGGAGAATGGGATTTTTGTTCCTTTGATCCACGATTTAAAAAACAATTGTTAAAAATTCACACCCTCGAAAGAGATCCGGAAATGATGAAGCGCTTTGACGATGAAGTTCCGGCCTTTATTGCTGAAATGGATGCTGTCTTGAAAAAGATCGGTGTTCAGTTTGGAGATCAGTGGGTGGTTCATGGATAACTTAAAAATAACATGCCCTGAATGCGAGGGGGAGAAACAGGTTTTTGCTGGAAATAAACCAGGGTTCAATGTTTCAACTATGGAAGTTTTCGCGGATGATATTTATGAAAACTGTTCGACCTGCGAAGGCGAAGGTGAAGTTCAAAATGTTTCATGCATTGAGTGTGGAGAAGACCTGCGAGAATGTGAGCAAAAAAGAGAAACAAGAATGTGTTCAGATTGCGATGGCGAGTGCCATTGTCGATCATGCGAGGAGAGCAAATGACAACAATGCAAAACCTAGATTTATATCTTCTCGCAAACGTTGTCGTGAAAGACAAGACGCTTGAGTTTGATATGAATTTAATTAAAGCGCGTGAAGTGTGCATGAAAGCATTAAAAGAAACTACGGCAAAAGACAAATCGGAGAGTGAAAATGATCTCAAGTAAAAGTGTAAAGCTCACTCATTGCAAGCGTGGTCATCCTCGCACTGAAGAGAATATTTATAAAAATCTTCGCGGAACTGGGACGTGTAAAATATGCCAGGCAATGAATAATGTGAAACTTTCAGAGAAAAGGAAGTTGGCGCAAAAACTAGCAAGTGAAAGAAGAATACCTAGGGATCAAAAACAGGTGAGTATTTAATGACGACAGAAGAAATGGCCATTCGATGGCCCGCAATTCCTCCATTCGAAGCGACGATGATTAGAGTGTTTAATATCGACGGTCATTCTACGTTGATGGATGTGAATCAAGATAATATTGAAAATGTGATCGAATACTTCCAAGCCGCAAAGGAATCAATGAATGCCTAATCCATTCTTAATTCTGTTGATAGTCTTAGCTTTTATCGCCGGTCACGATTTTAAGGCGAAGGAAGTTTGTGAGAAAAACGGTGGTAAGTTTTCGTGGGATTTTGGAACTTGTACGATTGACAAGCAAGAACTTGCTGCAATCCTGGAGCGTGTGGAGTGATAAGACGAATTAGATATATATCTTTCGATGACTGTGAAGAATGCGAAGGTGGCGATCCAAGATGCAAAGAATGCAAAGAGCGATCCGAGTATGAATATGAAAACTATCTTGATGGAAAATGCGAGGGTGCTTTATCTGAAATGAGAGGGGATAAACAGTGAAGCCAGAAATCAGTGAAGAGATAATTAGTGGGTGGAGAAGGGAGTTTGATCTTGAGTGGACTAGGGTTCTGGTTGAGTGGGATATAGCCACAGATATAATACCACAGGTGAAGCATTCGGCATGGATGATATTCTTATCTGCCAAAAACTCTTCTCACGAGAGGATTTTAGAGATTCAGAGAGAGTCAGATAACCATAATAAATCATTTCTTAATATGTTTGAGCAAAATGAAGAGAAAGCTAAGAGGATTTTAGAGCTGGAAATGTCATTATCTCAGCAAGGTATGTGGCTTGAGGATAGAAATGCTCAATTGCATATTGCTGAAGAAAAACTCACCAAGCGAGATGAGTTATTGAGAGAAGTTATTCCTGAAATCGAGATGAGATGTAGAAATCAAATGAGTGAATGGCTACAAAAAGCAAAAGAACAACTGGAGCAAGAGAAATGAGTGATGCAAGTGATCTAGATAAAGAATTGGTGGCGATTAATGCAATCGTTAAAGCAATTGAGCCTTTAGATGAATTTGAAACGGATAGAGCCATTGAATACATTGCTGACAGATTTATGAGCTCTTCCAAGTGGGCAAGAGAAGATATTTTAACTAGGCTCATGTATCAAATTAACAAAATAGACAATCAAGGCATCCATGACAAAATCTAAAATGACCGACACAAATGAGCAGAAGTGGAAAGAAGAGTCGAAAGAAATATGGAAAATATATCGCTATGGCGACGGTCACTCATTTGGACACTTAGAAGCTCTTGAGATGGGCTACTTAGCAGCTCGCAAAAAAGCTCACTCAGAAAGAGAAGATGCGTTTAAAGCATTTACGCTTGATCTTGCTGATAGGTATGAGAAAGAAATAGAGCTACTCAAAACTGAGTTAAAAGCTGAGCGTTTGCAAAATGATAAAACCTTAGAGTTTATCGACAAGCATGACCATATAGATATTAGCTGGTTTCCACTTAACTTTGATCTCGAAGAAATAGTTAAAAACAGAAGGATAGTTTTATGAGTGATAACCGAGATTTTATCAATGAAAGCATAGACCCAAAGTTAAAGATTGGAATTGTCATGGGTGGATATCTTGATGAAAAAGATCACTTAATGAGTCGTGAAGAGTTGCATGAAAGGATATTCAATTTACAGCTTCAACTAGTTACTGCGAATAAGATTATTGAGGTGCTGGAAGATATGAATAAATTTACACTTGAGACGTTAAATGAAGAAAAAATCAATCTTCACATGATGAGACAAGTTGAGCAAGGTGCCCGTCAAGCACTAGCTGAAGTTGAGAAAATTAGAAATGGGGGGGGTAAATGGTAGCAGTAACAATTAAAAAGAGCGATCCCAGGTGTTCTTATCCGAAAGGCGCTTGCCAACAACTCAGAAAAGAAATCGAATCCTTAAAGGCAATGATTGTTGAAGTTCGAGAATTGATGCAAAAAACGGCGATGATTAATGCCTCAAAAGAAGCGCTCGACTTTTATACTAAAACCGAAAACATAAGGGGGGATTAAATGAAAAAGATAACGAAGACGTTTTATGTAAAATCAAATCAGTTAAGATTCATAAACAGCGACGGATTAGTGAGTGCTGACTTGAAGGTTTATTCAACTAGAAACGATGTTGAGATACCTGTCGATTCAGACTGTATAGAAATCACCTTCTTCGTGCCAGAGAAAACTGTGACAATTTCGGAGGGTGATTTTGATTCTATTGTTCTCGGTCCATGGAGAGAGTTCTTAATTTACAATGAAACTCACAGAGTAATGGTTAATTCAATGAAACAAAAACTCTTCGGTGAATCACATGACTCCTGAACAACAAGCCGCCTACGACCAACTCGTTAAGGCAGGAATATTAAAATACGAGAGTGAAGATGAATAGACAACAAAGAAGATTATCCGACTCTTTTCATAGAAAGGCAGTCACTAAAGCTATCGGCAATAGCGAATGGACAACCTTTGAAGACAGGACGAGTGAGGCATTGCCAAAATTTACTCCGGGAACTCTTATCGGATTTTTTGTAAATAATATTTTCTCGGTCCAAGTCTTTAGTGTTGATGGAAAAAAGGTCGCTGGAATACGAAGAAACGACCAAGGCACAATGATTTCATGGGAAACCAAACAAAGAATAAAAAATGAAGTCTTGGGAAAAGATGTTTCGGCAATTGAAGTTTTTCCAAAACATGAAGAGTTGATCGATCAGGCAAATATGTATTGGCTTTGGATTGCAGACTGCTCTGCATTTGATCTTAAAAAGCTAAAAGTTTAATAGGAAGAGAAAATGAGTAACGAAATACCGTTTCCAAGAATCCAAGGCAACGCAATCCAAAAAAAGGATAATACTTGGTCTTGGGAAATTTACATAACAATAGGCGATCAACCGAGTATTGACGTAGTTCGCAAAGATGAATTGCCAGGATTCTTAAGTAAAGAATTGGCCATCTCGGATTTAAAAACTCACGCACAAAGCATGGCAGAAGAAATTGCTAAAACAATGGGCGCAGAAAAGCTGGATGGCTTTATGGACCTTAATAAAAATATGTTTGTGAAGAAATTATAATCTTGCGTGACGGCGGCCTTGACGAAGGAAATTAGTCATTGCCCCTGTGTACTGAGTCGCACTCATACCCTGGGGTATTTTAAATTACTTAAATCATTAGGATGATAAAAAAGAAACAAGATGAATTGGCCAAGTAAAACCACTCCTATTAACCTGATACCCTTAAACAAAGTTTCGTGGCAGAAACAAGTTAACCAGGGGTATTTTTTGAAAGGTGCAATTAAAGCAGCTATTGGGGCGGCGTGCGTCCGATGTGGTCACTTAGAGTTCAAGTCAGTTCAAGACGATTTTATCAATTACAATGTTCCAAAATGTGCGAAATGTGGCGGTCCACCTGGAAAACTTCGAGTCACTAAGTATTTACCAAATGGGAAGGTTGATCTTTATAGATCACTTGATGGAAGTCCTCTCGTTAAGATTTCAGATGCGCTCGCATTAATTGGAAAAATAAATGAAGAGTTAAAAGACGGTTCCTATAGACCTGAAAAGCATGATCCAAAATCAATCAAGAGATTAAAATTTAATAATTATGCTGAAGAATATTTGGCCATCTGTGAAAGACGAACTCTTTTACCTGATGACCATGACGACTTTATTGCACCTAGCACATTTAGAGATAAGTGTCGCTTAATCAGAAACGAGTTGAAACCTTTTTTAAAAGAACTCCCAATTGATAGAATCGAAAAACAAACTTTCATGGATATTTCACGAAGTTATATTTCGAAGTTTCGCACACGCGATCTTGCACTAGGTGAACTTAGAACAATGATCCGTTATGCTTTCAATGAATTGGGAATAATTGAAAAAGTCCCGGCCTTTCCAAAAATCGCTAAGGCAAGAAAAAGAAAAGTAGCTGAAGTTCCCTCAAAGGAAATGCAGATTTTAATCATCAACGAAATCAGTAGACCTGTTGCAAGGCTGGCCTGGATCATTGGTGCGGTTTTAATTAAAAGGCCATGCGAGTTTAGAGTTTATAAAGTTAAAGATATCGATCTTAAAAATAAGTTGGTCCATACCAGGTCACACTTATCAAAGGGCCTAAAGGGCGATGTCGTTCTTAGAGGGCGCAAAAGTATTGTGCACTCTGACGAGCTTGGTGAGTTAACAGATAAGATCGATGATTCTCTTGTTGAGATGCTGAAACCATTGCTTGCAGGCAAAGGGCCTGATGATTATGTGTTCACAGTGAGAGACGGCAAGCCGATTAGCTACAACGCTATTTGGGAAGCGTGGAATGATGCTTGTAAGAGACTTGGAGTTGATTATGCTCCATATGCTGGAACTAAATCAGCAAGCCTTACAGAGCACATTAAGAAGGGTGGAACTATGGAGCAGGCGCAAGCAATGGCCGCTCATAAAAACTCTAAGCAAACTGAAAGTTACGCACTTGTTGCGGCAATAGATACTGAGTGTATGATTGATTCTAGTGTATTTGTTCGGGGTTTGAGCGGGGTTACTGCAAAGAGACACACGCTTAAACTAGTTGAAATTAATAATTAATTTCTTCTCTCAGAACTGGTTCAAGTCCAGTTCCGCGCACCAAAAATACACAATCAATTCATACATTTACCCTGAATTTTCTGCCACGAAACTAGGGGTTTGCTGGGGGTTTTAATAAAACCCTCTTCTCTTATTCTATTGCACTAATTTTTTAACAACATCCTGAGTCCATTATTTTGGTCGAGGGATTGCTACGTTCAAAGAGGGGAATATGAGCACGGATGATTATAATAATAATTTCAGCTTTTACAGCGAAGAGGACTTGGTGCCAGCGTCTGAAAAAATAAAAGCTTCAATGAAGCAGTCGCAACATCGCAAAGAAAACGACGAGAGTTTTGAATTAAAAATGGAGCATGTGTTCCAGCAATTTTGCAATGATCTTTATGCGCACATGGATAAGCATCAAAACTTTGATTGGGGTGCCATAGAAAAAATATTGATCAAAAACCTAGAGACAAAATTCAATTATACAAAGGTTGCTGAGTTGAGCTGCGTATCGGTTCGTACCATTAGGAATAAGCGCAATGAAACCAGAGTTTGATTACGACTTAATTAAGGCCGTATGTACCAGGTTTTTATTTAAAGATTTAAAAGAGAAGCACCTTGAAGATTTAATTCAGTGGGTTGCTATGAAGCACTGGGAAAATGGGTGCCGATCAAACCTAAAATGGCTTTGCATAGATTATTGCAGAATTAATGGCATAGGAAAAAGAGCCAAGCTTACAGCTAAAACTCTTGAATGCGCAACCCTGGTGGGGTTTGAAGGTAGCGATGATGAAGACTCAGGCGATAATGGCTTTTTATTAAATCTTGGCTCAGTAAAAGATTTTAAAGACCAGGAAGATTCTCAAGATATTGAAGGGATTTTAGAAGAATTTTTAGCACCAATAAACTTAAACGAAGAGGTATTGAAATGGGCAATAAAGACGTACAGCAAAAAGATAGCGGGTTAGTTACTTCGAGTGACAGAAGAAAGGATATTGAGTTTGTGAATGATACTTTTAATTTAAAGAGTGCAGTTGAGCATCTTCACTCAATGATGAAAGAAGTAACAAAGGAAGAGGTAAGTGCAAAGACTGTAAACGCAGCTTGCCACTGTATTCAGCAGTTGAATCAAACTATTGATACGGCCATTAAGGCCGCCAGGTTTTTACGTGAAAAGTAAAACATGCAAATCTTGCGGTATAGAGTTTAAAAATGCACATGGCGCCAGAAGGCGATGTGAGCCCTGTGCAATCCATTTAAGGTATAGACCTGTTAGCAAGTTGAGTGATGAGCAGTTGTTTCAGTTACCATTCTATATTGGAAATTCACCGATAGAGGCCATTGCCGTAATTCTTAAAACATCTAGATCAAACTTAAGAAGATGGGCAAGGGATAACGGCGTTTCATTTAAATATTTTGGATATTCCTTGGAAACCAAAAAAATGGTTTCTGATTATTACGAAGTCCACGGCCGTAGAAAAACTGAAGAGCAGTTTCCAGATGTAAAGGTTAGGTCAATTGTAGAGCGATTAAGAGCACATTCGCCTAGACGGGTGAGATGGACTGATAAACAACTTGTTGAATTACTAAAAATGAGCTGCTTTGTAAGTTTTGAGACGCAAGCTAGATATTTCAATAGGCCACGCGCAAACGCAGGATCAATAAAATCCGCATGGTCTAAAAACTTTAAATGCAAGCCAAGCGAAATGCATGGAATGCCAAATAATAAAGCACGCTACTTTATTGATAAAAAATGTCCCTTTATAAAAACGCCTTTTATGAACGTAGACGTTTCAGAGTCAGCACCCAGGAAACTCTTTTTATGGGTCGACATGGAAAATCATCTATTGCCTGACTGCCCTACCTTTATCAAGCAAGGAATTAAAACAATGGCAGAGTATCAGCGTTGGTTGTTTAGGCCTAAAGATGTCCATTCTGAAATAGCAAACATTATGCAAAGAGATTATTAGAACAACACGGAATTGAATACGGAGAAGAAGATGCAGTTTTTTAAACACTATCACAACGCTGACTCATCAAAAGAGATTCAGATTATTATTAAAAAGTATGGACTAAAAGGTTATGCGCACTGGTTTCTTTTGCTGGAATTAATGTGTGAAAAGTTTGATGGCGAGTCGTCAATTGTTGAGTTAACTACATCTGAAGTTGCTTCCAAGTTGCGAATCAAATCATCTAGAGTTCACTCAGTTATTACTCAGTTTGAAAGTCTACTGCATAATCAAAGTAACAAAGATGATTTCATTATAATAATCGACTGTCCTTTGTTGTTGGATTTACAGGATAGGGACTACAAGTATGCGCGTAAGGTACGCGTAGATAGCGACGCTAAGAAGAAGAATAAAGATAAAGATAAAAGAATAAAGAATAAGAAGAAAGAGATTCGAGGCATTCATGAAAAGCTGGATCATGAAATGTTGAAGCCGCATTTCGAGAAAATCAAAATCTCGACACAAGACACATGGTTGAAAGTTTACACTGATCCGGAATGGGTCAAGGATCAACTTATCAAGTCACTTCTCTGGCTTCAGAACACTGATCAAAAAAGAACCGACATGGGAAAGTTCTTTGGAAACTGGCTAGGTCGAGCGACTTCGCCAAACGTAAAATACCACAGGCCCAAGCGTTCAACTGCAGACATCGCTCAAGAGCAAATCGACAACAACCCATTTAGAAGCGGAGCGAGTGCATGAAAAATCAAGAACAGATTTACGATGCGCTTGCGATGTTATCCGTAGTTTTAAATCAACCCCAAGATGCGAAACGCTTAATGTTCTATGCGGAGGCACTGAAAGAATACGATTTAAGGCAGGTATTAGCGCTTATAAAAGGTTTTGCGACCAAGGTTAAGTTCTTCCCACAGCTTGTTGAAATAATCGAGCCATTACAAGGCCTGAGCGTTCCAACGGATGAGATGGCCACGATGATTGCATCTGAGATTATCGAAAGCATAGCGCGATTTGGTTATAGCAATTTACCAGAAGCCAAAGCTCATCTCGGAGAAAAGTTTCAAATCGTTGAGAGATACGGTGGATGGGAAGAGTTGTGCAGAATTGGAAATGATCAAATTCCAGCAACGCGTGCTCAGCTTCGTGAACTTGCAAAGGCCTATATCAACCGAAGCAAGCGAGATGCGAGCGAGTCGAACACACCGTTCACCTTGAACGCAGAGGCCAAGTCGATTGAAATTAGAAGAACTGAATTAAAGCTACTCAAAGTTGATTACGACTTAGATTTAAAAATTAGCACTCAATCCCTGGGAGTAAAGTAAATGTGTGGGGATTTTTGTAATTGTCGCACGTCGCACGGAATCGTTTTTCCAGGGGGCACCCTTTCGAATGAATCCATAGACGTGCAAAGAGAAGTTAATTCTTTTGATCCAGATTATCCATATTTATTACGGTCATCCGTAGACGCAGTATTCTGCGAGGGTGCAAGTTCGGTAGCCTTTTGTACACACAAAGACATGGAGGGCACACATGAACTTAGATAATCAGCTTCCCTTAATCAGTGACATCCCAATGGATAATCCTGATGCACTAAAGAAAAAGAAGAAACCTAAAGAAATTAATAATATCATTTGCGAAATGCTGAATGAGCTTTTGACTGCGAAGAAAGTTAATCTTGCAAAAGTCGTGAAGGAAACAGGTATTCCATTTACTACCCTGGATGATTGGGCCAATGGTCGATCAACTCCGATGGCAGATGAAAATCTTAAAAAGTTAGCAAACTATTTTGGCGTGAGTCTTGAGTATTTATGTTTTGGCATTGGACCTGATATTGAAGAGTCAGCTTAATCGTACATCCGTAGAGAACCTATTTTCATGAGTGAAGTCATCATAAGCTTTGCTCATGATTTATATAAAAATTAATTCAAAGCCAATTGCTAAAGCACGACCTCGATTTAGCTTTAAGGCCAAAACAACATACACACCAACAAAGACTGTTAAGTTTGAAAGACTCGTTTCATTTGAAGCAAGAAAGCTAGTGCAATTTCCGAGCACTGAAGCAGTTTCGATAAAAATCAAATTCAACTTCATAAAAGCAAAATCAAATAAAAAGAAATTCCACACGATAAAACCAGACATCGACAATCTTATTAAAGGCGTCCTGGATGGCCTTAATAAGATTGCATTCAAGGATGACTGCCAAGTTATAAAAATGGATATCGAAAAGAGTTACGCAGATCAAGAATCAGTTGAGATTTGGATTGATGAAGTGATCTAGTCTCGGACTGGCGAAGACTCACTTACTTTAAAACCCAAGAAGACGAATAATTAACCCATGAACACGAGTAATCAAAGACAAAAAGAAAATCCAGAACTGAGAGAGCTTAACGACATCGGAAAGCGAATCACTTGGTGCAGGAAGCAATTGAATTTAACTCAGAAGAAAGTGTCAGAAGCTACAGGCATTTCTCTGTCGAATTACGCAAACAGAGAGTATGGAGTCAGGTCAATCTATCACGAAGAGTATTTGGCCATTGCTAGATTCTTCAGTGAAAACTGGACACCAAGAGTTTTTGAAGGAACTCCAATCAATAAAGTGAAAGCAATTTGGTTAATGTTTGGGATTTTGGAAGAGTAAAACGGTCTAAAGTAGACGCAAGTAGACAAGGACACAATGGCAGATAAAGAAGGTCAAAAAACAGGCGGAAGAGTTAAGGGCGTGCCGAATAAGTCCACTCAAGACCTTCACGAGATCGCAGAGAGACTAGAATGTAATCCCTTTGAGGTTCTTTTACATTATGCAAAGGGTGACTTCGATGCTTTGGGATATGAAGAGCATCAGATCATGGTCACTAAAACAGGTGAGACTGTAACGATGTTAACCATAAGTCCAGAGCTACGTCAGAAGTCAGCTAAAGACGCCTGCGAGTACTTATTCGCAAAACGTAAAGCAATTGAACACACCGGCAAAGACGGCGAAAAACTATTTTCATATGAAGACTATTTAAAAACTCTGGAGAATAAATGAGCGACCCTAAAGTTAAGAAAGAAGTTCAAAAAGATAATATTGAAAACTTATCAAAGTATGAGCTTGAGTATGATCGCGGACAAATGAAGGATCGCACAGTCATCGCTATCAAGACAAAGCTATCTGAGCTTTTCAGGTCAGAAAAAATCACACCTAAAGAAAGAAACTTCTTTGTAAAGATCCTTAAGCGTGAAGTTGCAAAGGGCACAATCTCTGATGAGCACAATGAGCTCTTTAACCGCATCGACATGAAGAAAGCGACTGGTAAGTGTGTTGTTAAAGTTGACGACGCCCCAGTTGTTCATTTTCTTTTAAAAGACATGGAGTGCGATTTCTATAAGAATCATGACACTGATAAGTACATTATTTTTATCAAGAGAAAGATTCCCGCCGAGTGGCAAATGCCCAAGGAGCTTGTTCTTAAGCGACTCAATGGCCATACGATCCCAGAAAAAGATTATCCTAAAGAGCGTGAATTGATCCATAGAATCTCAATCTCACAAAGAGAGTTTGATGCATGGTTTGATTTTGTTGATGGCTTTGAGCCTGAAGAGGATGAACAAGATCAGGCAATATTTTAATAATTAGGCAGTGTGAGTCGAGATAGGACTAAGACTTTTTCACATGAGGGCGTAGGGCAATAGTGATGTGAGCACTGTCCGGTTCCGTGGGTTCGAATCCCACCACTGCCTTCAAGTAAGGCCAGCCAAGGCATAGGAGAGTTATGGAAAGCTTAACTGTAACCAGTGTTCAAAAACTAGAGTTGCAACCAACAGACATAGTAGTGCTTACAATGCCAAAAGACATGTTTCAAGAAAAAGAAGTCAATGCTTTTCTCGGACATGTTTTTCCAAAGAATACATCAATTGTTTTATTTGAAGGTGTGACTATGTCGAAAATTTCACAAAGTGAAGCGATTGAAAGAGGAGTAATTTAATGATCTTAGTCGAAGTAGCAATCTCAGCATGTTTATTACTTAACATCAGTCCGAGTGTTGCACGCAAGTGTGAAAACATCGTTAAGAAGAGATGCTTCACTGAAAGACAAGAGCGCTCTTATCGTGATTGCTACATCAAAGTAGCGCCAGAAATAAATGTATTAATGAAACGGCAATATGCCAAAACACTTATATTAGGAGATGAGGACGTGAGCAATAAACCAAAACCAACGACAGAAGCTAAGAAACCAACTGAGGCGAAACCAGTCGAAGTGAAACCTGCGACGAATACTGAGACGGCGCCTGAGCAAACTGGCCATTCTGAAGTAGCTCCTATTGTGGAAGCTTCAAAAGAAAGCACTCAGGTTAATGACGGCATCGTTCCGACGTCTGACTCGCTAGCAATGGTTAATGTTCTTTTAAAGGATCTTCCATCTTATCTAAATCTTGAAGTTAAGAATGCTGAACATCAAAGAGAAATTGATATCGCTCTTCAAAGCATCAGGCATGGTGCCAACAAGATTGAATCAGCTTTAACTTTTATCAAGTCGGCGCTTTCACAAGTGGATTAAATTGATACATGATTTCAAATGGTATTGCAGTAATGTTTTAAAGATCGCCACTAAGTCGCATGGATTACAGCCTATGCGACTTAGAAAGGTGCAGTTAAAGTTCTTTCAATTTCTCAAAGACGAGTTCCCGAACGGGATCATTCGTGTCTTAAGCCTAAAGCCTCGTCAAGCTGGTTGGTCTACAGGTATCGCCGCTTACAATTATCACAACACCGTCAGGCAGAAAAACCATAGTGGTCTTGTTATGGCCGATAAGGCAGCTCGTACGGCGGCGGTTCACTCAATCTATTCTCGTTATCTCGACAACACTCCTGAGCGCCTAAGGCCCATGATTGCCAAAAACAATGAAGAGCAAATTCTTTTTGATAACCCCAATAAAGATTCAAGAATCAAGCATCCAGGTCTTGGTAGTGGTTTTGTAACTGAGACTGCTCAAGATCCGAACGCTGGGAAGTCTGCTTCAAGGCAATGGGCACATCTTTCTGAATACGCTTTCTATCCGTATGCGACCGAGATTGATACATCAGTACAGAACTCTATACCTCTTGCTCGTGGCACAGCTATCTTTAAAGAGTCTACTGCTAACGGTATGGCCGGACATGGTAAGAGTTTCTACGAGCAGTGGGAAGCAGCAGTCAGGAATGAATATTTATACAAGCCGTTCTTTGTGGCCTGGTATGAGATTGATGACTATGCGATTGAAGTGCCTCGTGGATTTATTATCACGCCGACTGAAGCTGACTTACTTAAGCGCTGTCCTGGCATGACCTTAGAGAATCTGGCATGGAGAAGAATGAAAATTCTTGAGACGTTGCCGGACTCAGATACTTCGCTCACGCCAGAAGAATTATTTAAACAGGATTTTCCGAGTTATCCAGAAGAGGCGTTCCTGTCATCGGGAAGACCGGTCTTTGATAACTTAAAGCTTAAGCTTCATATTCAGACACTCACAGCAAATCCACACCCAGTTGTTAAGGTTAAGCTCACTAAGACATTCTTGGCGATGTATCCACATCTCTTAACAGTTTTTAAAGCTTACGACAGGGGCAAGAAATATATCATCGGCGCGGACGTTGCTGAGGGCCTAGAGATAGGCGACTCAAGCCATGCAAAAGTATTTGATACAGATCTTAATGAGGTCGCGTGCTTTCACGGTAAAATTGATCCTGACCATTTTGGGAGAGTCTTAGTAGAGCTTGCAAAAGTTTACGGCGATGCCTTAATCGTTCCAGAAGTTAACAACATGGGACACACAACACTTCAGGCCATTAAAGATGAGGGATATCTAAAAGTTTACATGCGTGAAGTTGTAGACGAGATTGATATCACAAAAACTACTGTAAAAATGGGATGGCAGACAAATGTTAAAACAAAACAGCTCATGCTTAACAGGCTTATCTCGCTTTACCGAGATGGACTGATAAAGATTTTTGATGTGAACACATTAAGAGAGATGCTAACTTTAGTTCGTGAAGCTGATGGCGGAGTGATTATGAACTCGAAAGACAGAGTCGTAGCAACGTGTTTAGCTGCAATGGGACTGGATCAAATCTATAAAGAAGGTCGCGTTCATGATCCCAACGAAAAAGAAAAACTGCATACACAAAAGGTTGACTATAGTCGTGACTACGTGCTGAGGGGGCGATAATGGTTTATGTTTTTTTAGTTGTTATAATTATCTTGCTTGTTGTTCTAGTTAAGCAAGTTGGAAAACTTATTAGAAGAATTGATTTGCAAACGGATCAACTGGCCTATAGCTATTCTCTAATCCACAAAGTTCTACATAGAACAAATGACTCAACTAATTCTGGAAATAAAGACACTGCTCCAGCATCTCAGGGAAGCGTATTCATTCCATCAATTGATGACGAAAGAGCAGAGTCAAAAGGCTACAAGGATGATTATTATGAATAGCTTTGCATCTCTCGCTGACCAAGAAAAATATAACGAAATGAAACGACTTGAGGGACTTATTCAGCTTAGAAAAGTTTCTAAAAAGAAACAGCTCAAAGAAGTCGCAGCTCGTGGCGGATTAAGCTACAAGTCAGTTAAAAAGCTTGATAAAAAACTAAGAAGGGAAATGTTCAATGGAAAATGAAAAGGTAATTTCAGCAATCGTTAAAGATAACAAGATCTATGGAATCACTGATGAAGGTTCTTTGACTGTTTTTGATGAAGATCTAAACAAGTGGGTTCAAAGATGTGAGAGTGAAGTTCTTTGCGCTGACAAAACTTCGGCATTGAGAAAAACTTTCATCGATCCAAAAAGCGATAGGCCCGTTTTTACCCCTGGAGGCATTATTCTTGCCCCAAAAAGAAAAACAATCTGGCATGATCCAATGTTTAGAATCGTCCTTGTAGCTGTATTAGCTGTTTGTGTTGGTTTTTTAATTAAACATCTTTAAAAAGTTCGCCGGATTTTAGAGCGTCAAGCTGTCCGCCACTAAGATCGGCGCCTGAGTCTATAACTTCTTTGATCATTTCATCCGTTTCAAATGGGTTGAACTCTTTTTCGACTGTGGTGATTTTTGCATCTTTGCCCATTTCAATTAGGCCGCGCTCACGAAGCTGTCTATCGTAGTCAAGTCGACCGCCAGCGTATGACTGAATGTTTTCTTGCCATCCAGGTTGAAAGCCGTCTTTCACCATTCTTTTGTTACGCTTACTTTCTTTGATTTGATTTATTCTTGATTGAGATCCTTCAGGATCAATCTTTAGTGCTTCGCTGAACGTGTAATAACCGTCCAGTTTTTCTGTCTTGAAATAAAATGAAACCTCAATGCTCATTTTGAAAGCATATACCCCAATCGATAAAATCTTAATCTGTATTCCGGCGTGCCGTACTAGAGCACCCAAGAGTATGAGTATCGCTATCATGCAATAAGGCACATGCATATCATGTCAAGATATGCAAAATGAAAACCCAACAATGGTGAAAGACTCATCACTTGATCTAGATGAAGCGGCCGTAGCTTTATCAGAAAAAATCAAGAAAGAGTGCAAGAAATATAGAAGTCAATTCTCTTCTGAATGGAAGGAATTTGATGACTCATATTATGGAAAGCAACACAAGACAGGTGAAAAACATAAAACTGTTAAGAACATGTTGTTTAAAATCATTGAGCAAGAACTTCCGGTTCTAACAGATTCAATGCCCAGCACATTGATTACTGCGCTCAAAGCACCTGATCAAGTACAGGCCGACATTCTTCAAAAGGCAATGGAGTTCGTCTACAGAGATCAAGGACTTCAATTAAAGCTTCCTTCACTTCTTAGATCATCTCTCATGTCTGCACCTGGCTTTCTATACGTTCGATACAATCCCGATGCTGATGGCGGAGATGGAAAGATTGAGCTGATTGAGGTTGATTGGCGAAATGTCTACCTAGACGGTAATGCAAAAACGCTTGAGGAAAGCTCTCGCGCCCATATTGATTTCGACATGCGCAGAGATGAGCTTTGTCAAAAATTTCCTTTAAAAGCTGATGAGATAAAAAAGCAAAAAGGTAAAGAGCTTGATGATGTTAAGGATCACGAAGGTGACGTTAACTATGACAGTGGCGAAAGCTCTGGCCCTAAAGGTGCTCCAAAGAAGCATAATGCAGACGATATTCTAGTCTATGGTGAAACATGGATTAGATCTTATGATGTGGAAGCAATTCCGCAGGAAGAAACTCAGGAAGAAATCGCGAAGGCCCTTGAGCTTTTAGAGTCTGGCGAAGTTTCACCAGTTAATAAATACCAGGATCATGATGTCTTTATCATGGCGGTTAAAGGTCTAAGAGAAAAACTTGTAACAAGTGTTCAGATGGATCCAAGTCTTTCTTATGAAGAATTGGCAGACCAAGTTGAGCAATTAGTTCAGCAAAATCCTCAAGCAAAAGACATTTTAGGCAATGGATTAACCATTGTTAAAATAATTGATAATCACATTGAAGAGCGCGAAGAGTTTAAGAAATTAAACCCAAAAGGTGAAAGACTTAAATATCCTGATGGATGGAGAGTTATTAAGCGCGTTGGGAAATTGCTTATTTCCGATGGGCCAAATGAAGAAAACAATGGAGAGATTCTTCTAGTTCCATTCTATTGTTACAAAGATAAAACGATTTATGGATTTGGAGAAATCAAAAACACTATTGATGCTCAAAGATCTTTAAACGCAATGGACTATTCTGAGTACAAAAGCCTAATCCTAAACGGTAACACTGGCTGGATTAAGGATGAAGAATGCGGAATACCTGATTCTAAGCTGACCAACGAGCAAGGACTTGTTGTAACAAAGAAAAAAGGCACTGAAGTTAGACGTCTTGAAGCTGCTCAGACTTCACCACAACTTTCAATCAGAAAACAAAACGACAAAGACGCTATCGACGCAATCGCAGGACAAAACGAGCAATCAATGAATGGAGCAATGCCAACTGGCAATGTTTCAGGCGTTACAGTGACAAAGATTCAAACTCAAGCAGTTGGAAGAATCAGGCTTAAGAATAGAAATCTTGATTATTATTCAATGGCCCGTCTAGGCCGCATTGTTTGTCAGTTAATTCTTAATCGCTGGACTGTTGAAAAAACACTTAGATTTAGAAATGGTGCTGCTGAGATTGAGGAGTTTATTTTCAATCCACTCGAAATGCAGAATCTTGAGTACTTAGTTGAGATGTCACCTTCATCTATGGCCGGCGTCGATAAAGACGCTGTGAACGCTTTTTACATGATCCCTTATCAGAAGGGCGATATTGATCTTGAAACGTTCCTGCTAGTCGCTGAGATACCTAAAAAAGAGATTATCTTAGAGCGCATCGCAGGCAAGAACGCTGAAGCACAACAGAATCAACAAATACTTCAAGAACTACAAGCTCAACTCGCTCAACTCCAGACAGAAAACGTCAAACTCAAAGGCGCTCTGGATAGCAATCGTCTTTCAGAGATGGAGCTAATGAACGCTGATGAGAAAAAACTTCTAGATTTAGAACTTAAAAAATCAGCAATAAATAATTTGATCGAACCTAGTCAGCAAGATGCCACTAGTAATTTACAGGACGTTAATCCACAACAAATTGGAGCCGGTAACGGCCAACCACAACAAGGACAAGCGTAATGGAAGGTGAGTTTAATTTAATGGAAGCAGCTGCAGAGTTAACCCCAGAAGAAAATGGCGGAGCTCCAGTTGATTCAGTCAATGACACAGAAAATTCAGGACAATCACAAGATGTGAACCCTGGCGAAAATTCTTCTGATGAAGTTATTGATCCTGCGAAAATTCTTGAGCAATTGGCAAGTGAGAAACCAGAAGAGGGCGCAGCGCCTGAAGCATTAGTTGAGCAATTAAACGCTCTAGGAATGGTTCACAATGGCCAGCCTTTAAAAGTTGAATCTCTTGAGCAGGTAAAAGAATTAATTCAAAAAGGACAAGATTACACCAAAAAGACTATGGCCCACTCAGAAGAGGTAAAAGCTAAAGAAGCTGCCTTTGTTGAGCGCGAGTCTACATTGCAAGCAAGAGAAGTTGAATTGAATGATGTTATTCAAGATAACAAAATTATCGAATCAATTCTCATAAAATGGCAGAAAGATGATCCTGACATGTTCGCATTCGTCCAAGAAGCTTACAGGGGCGAAGTTCAAGAACTTGAAAAAAACAAGCCTGTAATTGCTAAGTATGAAAACCAGTTTAAAGAATTGAAGGATGAAATCAGTACGCTTAAAAAGTCAAAGACTGAAGAAAATCACAATGAAATTAAGAAAGGTTGGGAGACTGAGCTAGGGACTGTTCAAGCGAAAAACGGCGCTGCTCTTAAGAAAATTGGCGTGAACGTAGACTGGGACAAGGTAAAAGAAACGTGGGCCGCTGATACAACTAACAAGCTTACTGTTGAGGCAGCAATGTACGCGATGTACGGAGCTGACATCAGTAAAGCTAATAAGAGTTATCAAAACCTACAAGCAACAAAATTAAAAACACAACAAAAACTTTCAGGCAGGACAGGAGCAGGAAGCTCTTCTCGTGAAAACGATAACGACTCCGCAAATGTTGGCATTGGAAACTATGAGCAAATTTTAAAAAATTCGCTCTAACTCTTAAGGAGAGTAAAGATGGCTATTACAATTTCAGGTGTTCAAGCTTTAACGGTAAAGGGTATCGACACAAAAGGCGGTGTTAAGGATGCTGTTTTTAAAAACGATCCATACTTAAAAAGACTAAAAGAAAAACAAGGTGTCTATAACGGAGAAAAGCATACTTCTCCATTTAACCACATGGATTCAAGTGCAACTACAGGTTCATACTACCAAGGCGCAGAGTCTCTTTCGTCTTCTATGGTGCCGTATGATCCAATTACTTCACTTGAATGGAACCTGGTTGAAATCCAAGAAACTTTAGTTATCTCTCACGCGGACTTAGCTAAAAACTCTGGAGACGCTGGAAAACTTAAGCTGATCGCTGAGCGTTTAAAGCTTATGGAAAAAGCAATGAGAGAAAGAATCACGAAAGGGATTTACTCTGATGGAACTGGTTCAACTGGAGCAATGACAACTAAGCAATTTATCGGAATGATGGCATTCCTAAAAGGCTCTGCTGTTAACTACGGTGGAATTTCTTCAACAGACGTATCTGTTCACACAGCTTACGTTAATAAAAACGCTGGAACTCCAAGAGCGCTTACAACTGCACTTCACCAAAAAGTGAAAGGTGGTTGTTCTGAAGGTTCTGAAGTTCCAACAATTGGTCTTATGAGACAAAACGTAATGGACGAGTTTATCGAACTTATCGTTCCTCACCAAAGAACAACTAAGGAAAATTCACTGAACGGCCAAGGTCACTCAGGAGCAATTTTAACTTACTCTGGTCTTGATCACTTCGTTGATAACCAGTCAATCGCAGCTTCGATCACAATGCTGAACGAAGAATACGTAAGACTATTTGTTCACCCTGATTACGACATGAAACGTACTCAGAATGACAACCTAGATGATGCAGACGCTATGATGCAAAGACTTTTCCTAAAAGGTGTTTACGCTTGTAGTGTTCTAAGACGTCAAGGTCTTCTTGGTGACTTAATTGTTGCTGCTTAATAACTAATACGAGCGCACTTTCGGGTGCGCTTTATTTAAAGGGTATCAATTATGGCATTCGAAAAAACAATAGTTCAACGTACATTTCTGGATGGAAAAAGAGTCGAGAAGCACACTTTTAAAGCTGATGCTGTCACGACTGGAGTTATTAACTCTGAAATTCGTTACATTGAGTATGTTGCGCTTAAAAACGACACATTGGCATTTAGAGGTAAGGCCGAATTTTCGGGGAGTGATGTCACTTTAAGTGAGCTCACTGCTGGAGATGTAGGAAGCATCTTGATCATCGGCGTCTAGTACGTCACCTGGGGCGTGGGATGAATTTCCCATGCTCCATTTTTAAAAGGTAAACCCATGGCATTTAACGGCAAAGATCTCGCAACTATTTATCTAAGAAAATATGGATTTAGAGATTCAGCTTCAAGAGCAAGAGTTGTTGAGTGGCTCAACGACATATTTGTCGATATTTGTGCATCTTATGACTGGGCATTTTTAAAGACAAGAATCAAAAAAGAACTTCCGGCAGGGACTCAGGAAGTAGATTTATCTCCAAGCATTCCATCGACTCCATCTATAGCTATCGAAGGCAGTGGATCCTTCAAAAGTAATGATAGCATTAGAGCGAAAGTTACATTCATCTTATTTGATGACACGAAGAAAGAAATCAATTCGATTGAAAGCGAAGGGAGCTCATCAAGCCCTGCTTTAGTTATCACTGAAGACGATAAATCAGTAAAAATCACTGACATTGATACCTATAAGGGCAATGCGGTTAGACCAAATATTATCCATAGAAGAGTTTATTTAAGTGTAAATAATGGAGATTTTTTTCTTCATAAAATTATAGCAGACAATGTTACAACCGAAGTTGTCGTGAGTTCACAGCTTACTTCATCGATTAGGCCACCAATAACTGGCCTCACAGACAAGCTAATCTCTGACCCATTTCTTGAAAATGTCAGAAGACCCTTAGTCGAGGCAACGCTAGATGACTTAATCCGATATGATGCCAACCTAGAGCGCGTGGGCACACCTCAATACTACGTGCGAACATCGGCGACTAGTGTTTTAATTTATCCAACAACAAATGATGCAGTTACGATCTCATATTTTATAAAGAAAATTCCAAGTGAAGTTTTTGACGACGCTGAAAGAGTTATTCAGGTTCCTGTCGCCCTTAAAGAAACACTTGAAGCTGGAATGATGTGGAAAATTTATGAAGATAAAGATTCTAATGGGCAAGAGTCTAAGAAGATGAATTATGAAGCTGCCAAAGAAAGAGCTCCGTACAAGATAGCTAATGCTGATGCGAAATTTGGTATCGTAAGGGAAGTTCAATAATGACTCTGCGTACACCGGCCACGGTTTCACCAAGACTAGATATACCAATGTCCTACATGGCATTAGATCCAAAAAGATTAATTGATTGTTGCAACGTAACCAATAATCATGGAACCCAAGATACAAGAAATGGTATCAAAAGATTTTTAACTAATCTTCTGCCTGGTGAGCCTAACAGCATAAGCTTCTTTCAGAAAACCACTGGTGAGTGGATGTTGTTTGCTAAGGTTGGAACTAATCTTCATAAAATTACTAGCGATAAAGTCGTGACGGTCATTAAAAGCGGACTAATTGCTTCTGACAAACATAGAGGTATCACCGAAAATAATCGCCATTTAATTGTAATTGGCAATAGTGGTTTCTTTATCACCGACGGCGTGAAGTTTGGTGAAGCTGGTCAGGATGCGCCCACTGGAGTTTCGGGAACTGTTGTAGCTGGTGGAAGCCTAACAGCAAATATTGAGTACAGTGTTGGAGTAACATTTTACTCAAGCACTACTGGATATGAAACAAACGCATCTTATGTAAATTTTTTAACAGCTACTACGTCTAATAAGCAAATCAATTTATCTGGCATACCAGCAGTAGCGCAAAATCCTTTTATTGACTCAGTTAAAATTTATTTGAAAAATGTTACTTCAGATAAGGCATACGCTTTTGTTGCTGAACTTCCCTTGGGAACAACAACATACTCAATCGTTTCTAATTCTTTAAGCCTGGAAACAGTACCAACAAAGAATGCGAAACCAGACTCAAAGCACGCGAAATTCATAGCTTTATATGGCGCATGTATCGCATTGGCAGGTGATGAGCAATATCCAAATGAAGTTGAACTATCTGAATCATACATGCCAGATGCTTATGACAATACTCCAACAAAGAGAGTGCTTCAGGTTTCAGGAAACGGTAGTGTTACGGGCCTTGCGGTTGGATTTTATAATCAAAACCACTTAGATCCTTACCTTGTCATTTTTAAAAGAAACACAATTACAATTTACAGCGAACTTGGTGGACAAGAAGTCTTGTCTTGTATCGATACAAAAATTGGATGCGTGAGCAGTGATACGATTGCAGTTAGGAACGGAATTATTTCATTCATGTCTTCAAATGGCTGGTATGCAATTTATAATGGCCAGCTGATTAAAGATGAACAACAAATACCAGTTACTTTAGGCGATGGCGCCATTAATGATATTTTTACACGTGCTGGCTGGGACAGAGAAATAAATACTAAAAGATTTGAAAGTTTTTTTAGTGCTTATTTTACTCCAGGAGCCGAGTACATGACTTTTGTATCAAGGGCCGGAAGTGAAGATATTAAAGAAGCTTACGTATATGATGAATCTTTAAATGGATTTAGAAGATATGTCTTCCCAGTTGCTTTAACGGCAGTATGTGAAGGCCTTGGTCCAGACGGCGACAACGTATTATTTTTAACTGATCGAAGTGGAATGATTTACACTTATTCAACAAAAAATTCGAGAAGTGATGAAGATTCGGCCGGAAATAAAATTGTCATTGATGCTTATCTGATTCCGCCTTACATAATTCCAAACGATAGGGCCTCAACTTATAATTATAGACTTCTTACCGTCACGGCCATTTCAAGTGATAACCCAATTCAAATTCAGGCAATGGCATCCTTCAATGGAATGACCATGGATCTTATCAATTACGACTATCCGAAGAGTGACGTCGAATTTGTTTTAGATGTGTCAAAATTAGATATCGATAGATTCGGCGAAGAGCAAACTTACGTCAAGGCATACCTTGATTTATGCATGACCGGCGAAGCTTTAAAACTTGGTTTTTATCAAAGCATTATGGATGCAAGTATCGGATTAATTAATATGCAATTACAAATGAATAAAAACGGAAACAACAATACATGAAAAATTTAATATTTATAGCGCTAGCATTTTTTTCAATAGATACATACGCTGCAAACTGTACTCAAACCAATAGAAATAATTACTCTGCTTTTCAAGTCTTAAAGGCAAGCGATTTAAATACTGACTTTAACCAAATGGTTAACAAGCTTAATTCTTTTGATGGAGGATGTGTTGCTGATGGAAGCTTAGAGCTTTCTTCTTTAAATGTTAATGATTTTTCTGCCGTAACCAATGGCATTGCACAAGGCTGTCCTCTTTTGTTTGTCGACTCCAATACGGTCGCAGTTGGGAAATGTATTTTAAGTGTTAATGGAAAACTAGTAAGAACTATCACGCAAACCAATGTGACTTGGGGGTGTACTGGGTGTGCTGCGGAGGTTGTAGATAAGCTTTATTATGTTTATGCAAAATCAGGATCGAGTGGCGTTTCTCTAAATCTATTAATTTCAACAACTGCTCCAGGAACAGATGGATATGACGAGGCCGGAAATAAAATACTAGGGGCATTTTTTAATAATTTTGCAATGGATATAAAATCAACTGGATTACTTTCGTGGTCCACAAACTCCTTTACCTCTCCCGATAGAGCGATAACTATTCCTAGAGCATCTACTGGTGTTGATTTTTTTGCATTTATTTTTCAAGGCCCAGGCGGCCCCTGCACGTCGGGCATGTGTACAGTTGGCGAACTTTTTGGTCAAGGATCTGTCGTAAGTGTTGAGAGGACGGGAACTGGTACCTATTCGGCAATTTTAACAACTCAGTATGATTTTGTCAGATGCTTAGTTAATTATTCAAAAAGCGGCTCTGTTTCATCGGGAACAGCAAGCAATTTAAGCGCGGGCACTATCGCTTTTTTTGCTAAAAATTCTTCTGACATTCTTACTGACTATGCTGGATCAGCATTTTGTTGGGGGCAAAGGTAGTTTATGGACATGTATAAAATGTACATCGAGGAAAGAATTGGTGGAAAAGTTATTAAAACCGAAAAGGGTTTCATTGTTTATAAAATAGATTTTCCAGTTTGCTTTATTGAAGAGTGCTTTGTCTTAAGAGGGCATCGCAACGAAGGGCATGCTTCATTTTTAGCGAATCAAGTTTTTGAACATTGCAAAGATGCAGGCGTAAAAACTGTTATCTGTTACACAGACAACAACGCAAATGGAGTTCAGCTATCAAAGCACGCAATTGAATGTTTTGGATTTGAACAGTTCGAAGAAAAAGGCCCTAGATGTGGTTACAAATTGGAGGTTTCAGAATGGGCAAGGCAGTAGAAAGCGTAGCAAACGTTGGGACCAATATCGCCACAGGCGGAATGGTTGGATACAGTGATGGTGGATTTAATAAGGGCGTAGTCTTAGATACTGCAAATAAAGCTTCTGGCGGAGCCGTTGATAAAGTAACTAGTGGCCTAAAAGATACTCTTTTTGGAAAAAAAGAAGCAGATACTCCAAGTTCAGTTATAGATCTTGGAAGTGCTCAAGGTAGGGCATTGCAAGAAACGGCCATTGGAAGATATGGTGAACTACTTAATCAAGATACAAATAAGTTCGCAGCAGATCAAACCGCTCAACAAGAAAATCAAATACGCCAAAACTCTGATGACCAGGCAAGAAATGTTTTAAAGCTTTCAGCACAGCGAGGTCTTGGAAACTCTTCTATGGGCATTAGAGCACTTCTAAACTCATCAGCAGACACTGCTGGAAAGATTGGCGCTGTTAGAGCTGGTGAAGGCATGCTTGCAAATCAGTTAAAAAATCAAAATCTAACAACTGCATCTCAAGGTGTGAATCAAATTCTTAACGAACAAGGTTCATCAAAAGTTTATCAACAAGCTGTGGCCGGTGGAAGAAAGGGCGGGATTTCTGGTCTTCTTGGTGCAGGCGTTGGTGCTTATATGGGTGGAGCACAAGGCGCATCTGTAGGTATGAATCTTGGAAACGCAATGGGGCAAATGTAATGGTGCAAATAATTAAAGGTCCAGAGTCTCAATCAACAATAAGACAAAGAGCTTTAAACGAAAGCCTATCAGGTGCCATTGGTGCCTGGGATCAGATGGAGCGAACTCAAAAGCAAGACGCTTTAACTCAAAGACAGCAAGCATTAGAGGTCATGAAGATTCGCGATGATTTTCAAAAAAAAGGATTAAACGTATCAGAAGAGGATGTTAAGCAATCTTTAGCTCCAGATAAAGTGCCAAGCTTTGGTGAAAAACTGAAGCAGACATTTATGGGAATTGAGCCAGAAAAGCAAGTTCGTCCAGATCTTTACGCAGCACCTAGGACTACTGAATGGATTCAAAAGCAAGCCGACGCAAAAGCCGAAAAAGAATTTAATAACAAAGTTAAAAATGTTGAGCTTGAGACAAAGGAATATTCACTTAAAGAACTCAAAGACATGTCTCCTGCCAAAAAACGAAAGATGGAACTTGAAAATCAAAAAGCTCAAAACGATACATCACTTTTTGATCTTAATAAGCAAAAGCTAATGGCCGATGTTGCAAAAACTCAAGCCGAGTCTGCAAAAGTTGCGAGAGAAGCAAGTCAAACTACTTCAGGAAAACAACTTAGCTCTACAGATGTTTTAAAAGTAAATGAAGGGAATGCTATTCCTACTATGCTAAAAGATGTTAGTTCAATTATTGCAAATAATTCTGATTCCTTTGGGCCAATAAGAGGACGTGCATCTTCATTTAATCCATACAACGAAAAAGCTCAAACTATTGAATCAAACATTAGGGCATCTGCACAAGCATTTGGCCGTTACATGGAAGGCGGAGTCTTAAGAAAAGAAGATGAAGAGAAATATCAAAAGATGTTTCCAAATCTTTCTGATACGCCTGAGATTGCAGCAAACAAACTGGCAATCGTAGAAAAACTTTTAATTGATAGACAAAACAGCTCAGTACAGGCCCTTAAATCTTCTGGATATGACACTAAGGGGGTCGATCAGAATTTAGTTTCAAGACCAGCTCCTGATATTTTAAATATTAATGGCGGAGCAAAAAAAGCTGCACCAGTTGTTCACCCGGAAGCAAACGAAGCTCTTCAGTGGGCAAAATCAAATCCTAATGATCCAAGATCAGCAGCAATTTTACAAAGGCTAGGGGTTTAATGGCATTTAATCCAGACAAGTTTTTAAATGAAACAACTCCCACCGAAAGAACGCCGGCCCAAGGCCCTACAGGGGGCTTTGATCCAGATAAGTTTCTTAGTGAGATTGAGCCTGAATCAAGAAAAGGTGAGGCAGCACTTCAGGCGTTTGGAAATCAAGCGGCCATGGGCTACTTACCACAACTTCAGGCCGCTGCAGAAGGTGTGACTGATCCTATATTTAATGCTTTTAAATCTGATGAAGAAAAAAAGATTGATCAAGAGTTCAATGTTCAAGAAGAAAGCTACACAGACAGACGTGATAGAAATATTAACCGTGCAAAAAGCCTTGAGGATCAGCATCCAGCAGTTTCGACCGCCGCTTCTGTTGCTGGAGGAATTGTTGGAACAGCTGCGCTTGGTGCAGGAATGGGAAGTGCAGCTTCAAAACTTGCTACAAGATTTCCCTCGAAGTTTGCAAGTGCTTTTTCAAAACTTGAATCTCTTCAGCAAGCAAAGTCTGTTAAAGATAAATTAGCTCTCGCTGCTTCCGCTGGTGCTGCGACAGGTGCAATCAGAAACCCTGGCGACACAGAAGGTGAAGTTTCACCACTTCAATTGGAAGATCGTGCTAAAAATCTTGCTACTGATGCCACTATTGGCGTTGCATTTCAAGGCGGTATGTCTGGATTAGGCAAGGTTGGAAGCAGAATCAAAGGGGCCACTCAAGAGCTTAGTAACTATGCTAGCGATAAAGCATTAAAGTCATCGGGAGCGATGCTTAAAGATTTTCGAAAGGCATTTGGAAATAATAAAGTTAAAGAGCTTGGCCAGTCGGCCATTGATGAAGGAATCGTTTCAATCGGAGACGATATTGCAGACATTGCCAAGAAAGCAGAAGTTGTTAAGGGTGAAATTGGTGACAAAATTTCCGCAATCTATAGCTCAGCAGACGATGTTTTAAATAAAACTCAAGCACCTGGTCTAGATTTTGAAGTAATCGCAAACGACTTTGGAAAAGATTTATCAAAAAAATATGCTGGAAAAGCTGGCAGTGGATCAATCGTAAATAAAGTTAACGATGTTCTTGAAGAAATCAAATCAAATAAAAATGTCGGACTTAAGCAGGCCCAAGAGATTAGAGGCTCAATTGACGAGTTAATCAATTACTCAAAGGCCAACAATGAAATGTCTGCGATTCAGACAGAGCTTAGAGGTCTAAGAAACAATATTCAAGACAAGATAAAAGAGCGACTAGGCGACATTGATAAATTAAATAAGACCAATCTTGTTGATGACTTCTTAAGGGAAAATAAAAGATATTCCAATGTCGCAGAGCTATCGAAGATGGCTAAAGATAAAGTCGCACGAGAAACTTCAAATGCTTCTTTTGGAATGCGAGAAAGGCTTTCTACTGTTTCTGGAACTGCGGCCGGTGCTGGTATTGGGGCCATGCTTGCTGGGCCGATTGGCGCAGCTGCAGGCGGTTACGCTGGCGGAAAGCTTGCTGCAATTTCAACTAAGGCAGCTAGGCAATATGGAACTCCATTTGTAGCAATCTCCGCAAACAAGGTGGCCAGAGCCCTTGAGAGAAATCCAAAACTTTTAGGTAGGTTTTCAAATACTCTCATTGAAGCTTCTGAAGTGTCTCCTGCAAAATTTGTCGCTCAGGTTAACTCATTATTAAGCGAGCCTGATTTTAAGAGGCAGTTAAATAATTTAAAACCAGCTGCCTCGAATGATGAAGACTCTAAAAGCAAAAGCGGTGTTCGTATGGCGCTACGATAACGGCGCACCGAAGGCGACGTATAGAACTGTGTCGAAATAGTTAATAATGTAGGCATGATTATATTATTTTTATGCAGGAAGTTTAAGTTTTTTGATAACTGGTTTTTTAATTTAGTCACGATGTACATCGACGAAAGAAACATTTTTCAAGATGACGTGAGAAGTAAAAAACTAATTGATGAAAAGTGCAGAAGAGATCTGCAAGTAAAAAACAAAAGAATTGTTTTACAACCAAAGGGCAAATGATGGCCGTCGAGTTCGCAAGTAATAAATTATTTATAAATAGTCCGATGGATACAAGCTTTGAGAGTGATGTAATTCCTCTTGAAAGAAAGCGTGGATTCAGTGTTCACATCACCCACGATGGCGATGCCGTTGGTGCATTTTATATTTCAGTAAGTATCGACAATGAAGACTGGGAAGTGTTGCCTGATTCTCCAAGAGAGATCACAGAGCCAGGATCTGTTTTCTATAACGTTAATGAGTTGAATTATCAATATGCCAAGGTTTGCTACTCAGCAACTTCAGGCAACGGAAACTCATCAGCAAAATTTAACTGCAAGGGAGGTCACTAATGGCCCGTTATTATATTGACCTGCCTTTAAGATCAGTTGGGACCTTGACAGCTCCTGGTCTTGCTTCAGAAGCAACGCTGAACGCGCTGCTTGTTGAGCTCGAGAAAAAGGCCGACTTAACAGAAACTCAACCAGTTTCGGGTACTTTTTCAATTCCTGGAGTGGCGACTGAAGATAAGCAAAATGATCAAATTGCACAGCTTGCAGACATTCAAACCGCTGTTGAAAATATTGAAAACAATACTCCTGCGCTAGTTGGCGGAAAGGTTCCCGTTGACACAGGACTTGTTCAGGGTTTAACGGATGCTGAATTAAGGGCATCTCCAGTTGTAGTTACTGCAAACATTGGAACAATCGCAGGAATTGCAACAGAGACTACTCTTTCTGCAATTAATGGGAAAACTCCAGCACTTGGACAAGCGTTAAATGCGGCATCTGTTCCTGTTGTTTT